CCCAAAGTGACCAATCCATTGGGTTTCTGGCTCCAGTAATCAAATACTGAGGACATGAACATATTTCCCAATCCAAACCAAAAGATTTAAAATTTATATACCAGTCTTTATCAAAAACGTGATAGTCATGCATTAAAACAATATTGTCGTACTTTGCTTCGTTAGCAAGAATGTTCTTTTTTCTGGTTATCCATCTAGGTTTTTGTGATTCGTCAAAATCAACAATCTTTACGTTTTCGTTAGAATTAATAAATTTGGTATCGGCTCCACCAATGAGTAGAATTTCATATTCGGGAATAGACAAATTTTTTATTGAATCAATTATCTCAGCAAGTCTTTGATGGTCTTCAAATCCTGTGACTATTCCGAAAGTCCACTGAATGTCACTCATGACTAAAGGTTTTCCTTAATGAATTTCATCGTGGCATCCCAGTCGTCGCCGCGGGCATCCATTGAAAAAGGTTTTAGGTTGATGTAGTTCTCTTGTACTTCATCTCGCCATTTGTGAAAATCGAGCAACTCGTCAAGGTGATACGTCCACTCTTTTGCGTTTTTGGCAATTCTTCCAACCCCAGCATCAGCCAGATATTGATACTCCGGAGAGTATGAAGAAACAAAAGGAATACCTGCAGCAGCATATTCCAATCCTTTTATAAAAGATTTAGCATGATTAAATTCAATATTATTTAGAGGTATTATGCCAACATCAATAGGTTTAAGAATTTCTGGATATGACATGATTGATGCCATGTACGTTTTGCTTGCTCTTTTTTCATCTACCTTAAGCAACTCGTGAGCCAGCGGAGCCGTATCGCTGTGGCCCGAATGATGAAACAAAACATCCCTGGTTTCTAAATACTTTCCAAAAAAATTATTCAGTTGCTCTAGGTCGTTGGAACGCCAGTGGGTTGCCCCAACCCAACCAATTTTCGTTTTTCTTGTCGTATTGGGCTGTTTTCTCGTCCATCTGTCTATGTCTATACCATTACGAACCAAGAAAACGTTGTCTCTGATTTTTCCGTAATACTCAAACAAAAATGGAGTTGATGTAATTACAGCATCAGCAGCCAAGATAATTTGAGCATAAAGCTCTCTGTTTGAGTCAGGATTTTCTTTTGGGTCAGTTGCTTTGAAGGCGCGGTTCGCTTCTGACAAGCCGTCAAACCAGTCATCCACGTCTACGATAATTTTCTGCCCTAAAGCCTGCGCTTTCGGAATCGACTCAAGAACTTCTTTTTGCATTAAAAGCTTAAGAACTATGATGTCCCAGCCATGGACAGCCCTGTCTCCTTCGACAAGCATTCCAAACCCCTGAGTATTGTTAAATCCTGGAAAACCTACTGCCGAGAACCATCCACGCTTATTGAGCTCGTCTGAAGGGAGCTTGCATCTGTACCAAGCACATCCGTTCGGTTCCAGGGGGTCGGTCCCCCACGCCCAGTCGTGAGTCAGAAACGCAATTGTGGGCTTTTGTGGTTTTTTCATGACGAAAGAAACCTTATTACAAACATTAAGCCTTTTTGGCAATTCTTTAAATAAAAATACCACCGAGGCGCGCAATACTTGGGGTCAAAATGAGGGATAATAACATACAATCAATTAGTAAGCGCGTTTATTTTTGGAGGACTGTTACAAATGTTGGCTGGTAATTACAATATGACTTGTCAACAGGGCTCAACTTTTACGCGCCTTATCGAAATTGAACAGCCAGATATTGAGGCCGACCCTACTGGAAACACGTTTGAGCCCTTTTCGTTGACGGGGTATTCGGCAAGAATGCAAGTTAGAAGAACTATTGACTCCACGACATTCCTGCTTAATCTCACAACCCAGAATGGTGCGCTAGTGATAAATCCGGTTCCCGGAGATATAAATAAAATTTCAATTAATGTTTCAGCCGCTACAACGGCGTCTGTAACCACGAGCGGCGTTTATGACCTTGAAATAATATCAACAGACAATATTGTCTCCCGAGTCCTTCAGGGGACGTTCAACTTGAGCCCTGAGGTAACTAGGTGAGCAACGTCCCCAACAATGTCATAGTAAATGAGGACACGGCAAATAAGGTTGTTGTTAACCAGGACGCTCCAAATCAAGTCGTAGTCAGGCTCTCAGCAAGTGCCGGAAATACGAGAAGATACGAATTTGTTCAGCAAGTAGCATCGGCGACTTGGGTCATAACTCACACGCTTGGAGGCAAACCTTCGGTAACCATCGTGGACTCTGCAGATACGCATGTATTTGGTGAGGTACAATACAATAGTAATACTCAGGTTACGGTGACGTTCTCTGTGGCATTCTCTGGAAAAGCATATCTCACATAGGGTAGAGGAAAAATGGCACAAAAATTTTTAACAAATATTGACCTTAATCGCAATCAGCTCGTTAATGCCAGTTTTGAGGTTCTCGGAACCGACCCATCAACCGACCTTTTTGATGGTCGAATGTACTTCAATAGCGCCGATGGCGTTATTAAAATCTACGATTCAACCGCTGCCGCGTGGCGAAAGGTTGTTGCCGGGATTGGCAATCAGGCTGGCGTAATCGCAGGAGGAGCGCAAGCTTACTCGCTGACCATCGTTGAATCCAATGGTCAAATCACCATTACTCCAAACCTTGCAACTTCTGCAAGCGCTGGACTAATGACCGCAGCAGATTTCACAAAATTAGGTGATGCGACATCTGAATCAACTGCAGGTAAACTGGTAATTCGGGATGGAAGCGGCCAGGCAAAGTTTGGTACACCAACAGACGATAATCATGCTGCCACTAAAGCCTATGTAGATGCAGCCCGTTCGGGTCTTGACGTTAAGCAGTCAGTCCGTGCTGCAACTATTGCGGCAGTGCTTCTTGCTTCCGGCTTAGAAAACGGCGATGCAATTGACGGGGTAACCCTTGCTACCGGCGACCGTGTTCTTGTTAAGAATCAGGGTACGTCTTCTGAAAACGGAATCTACGTTGTTCAAGCATCTGGCGCTGCAGTTCGTGCAACAGACTTTGACGGAACTGGTGAAGTGTCTGGTGGGGCCTTTACATTCGTTGAAGAAGGTACCGTAAACGCAGACTCTGGTTGGGTTGTTACAAGCAACGGAGCCATTACTGTAGGTACTGACGCAATCGCTTGGGTTCAGTTCTCTGGCGCTGGTCAAATTACTGCCGGTAACGGTCTTACAAAGAGCGGAAATACAATTGATGCTGTTGGAACAGCAGGTCGTATCTCTGTTTCTTCAGACGCTATCGATATTGATTCTGGTTATATTGGTCAAAACACCATCACAACCCTTGGAACAATCGCGACAGGAACATGGGCAGCCACAGATGTTGCTATAGAACATGGTGGTACCAACGCCTCAACAGCCGCACAGGCTCGTGAAAACCTTGGTACTAGAACGTCTGGAGGAACTCCAAACACTTCCACTCCGACCCTTTCCCGCATTACGAGCAAAGGCTGCGATGCAAGCGCTGCAGGGACTTCTACAACTGCAGTTAACCACATGTTTAACTCGGCTGACGTTATTGTTCAGATTTATGAAGTATCAAGTGGTGCAACAGTGGTAGGCGACATTGTCCGCACAAATGCCGACACGGTAACAGTTACTCTTCTCGGAACAATCACGGCAGGCGACTACAAAATTGTAGTTACAGGATAGGCAAACATGAAAATTACAGCAGAACAAAAAGCAATGGCAGCATCATACGCAAGAAGCGTCCTTGGTGCAGCAGTAGCGGTTTACGCATCAACAGGAGACATCAAGATGGCAGCAAATGCTCTCTGGGCAGCCGGTCTCCCTGTTATCATGCGTTACCTGAATCCAAAAGATACAGCATTCGGCAAAAAAGCTTAATGCTTAGCCCTGAGGGGTATTAACAAGAGAAACGACTGAGGTCATGGCTCAAAAATTTATAACCCCTATTGCTATTAAGCAGCTGTCGTCTGCTGGCTCTGACGGGTTGACAATTTTTGTAGACCAAGAAACTTTTGCAAGACTCCAGATTCAAGGTGGCGGTCGTCTTGTATGGGGTGACGGAACTGGCGGTGGAGATGTAAACCTCTACCGTGACGAAGCAAACGTCCTAAAAACAGACGACACCTTCAAGGTTCCTACTCTCTTTATTGACGGGATTGAAGTAGACACAACTGGCGCAACTGGCGACCAAGTACTTAAATTCAACGGAACAAAGTTTGTTCCAGGGGTTGCATCAACTGTTGCTTCTATTGACGACCTAACAGACGTAACCATAACAAGCATTGCTACCAACCAAGTTCTGCAATACAACGGAACTGCGTGGGTTAACTCCAATGCTGCAGGTGGCGCAACGGTCTCTGATAGTGCCCCAGGCACCCCGTTTGCTGGCCAGATTTGGTTTGAGTCCGACTCTGGTAAAACTTTTGTTTATTACGATTCCCAGTGGATTGAAATTGGAGCACAGCCTCTAGGACAGATTGGACCCACTGGTCCGTCTGGTCCATCTGGACCTTCTGGTCCTATAGGCGCTTCTGGTTCCTATATTGTTTCCGCAACTGCTCCAGTTTCACCGTCAGTAAACGATGTTTGGTTTAACTCTGACAACGGCAGAACCTATATTTACTATAATGATGGCAATACTTCTCAATGGGTTGAGTTTGGTAACGCAAATATTGGACCAACTGGTGCTACCGGACCAAGCGGTCCAAGCGGACCTCAGGGAGTAAGCGGTGCAAGCGGTGTAAGCGGTGCCGACTCAACAGTTTCTGGTCCTACAGGACCTTCGGGGGTCTCTGGCGTAAGCGGAGTCAGCGGTGTTAGTGGTCCTTCTGGTCCGCAAGGTGCTAGTGGTGTATCTGGGGTAAGCGGAGTCTCGGGCGTATCTGGAGTAAGCGGAGTCTCGGGCGTCTCAGGAGTTTCTGGTGTAAGTGGCGTTGCTGGTGCAACTGGTCTTACTGGTTCATTTGGTGGAGCAACATTCTCTTATAACTATCTAACCAACACTGCCGACACCGACCCGGGTGCTGCAAACTTAAAGTTTGACTCGGCTTTAGCAACTGCAACATTTTTATATATAGACCCAGTTGACTTTACGTCTAACGATGTGTCCGCGTACCTTGAAACAATTGACGATTCAACATCTGCAGTTAAAGGTCATTTTAGAGTTGAGGCAATTGGCGATTCTGCACAGTTTGTTTACTACGCAATTACAGGTTCTCACACATTTGCGTCTACTTACTACAAAGTTCCTGTTTCTTACCTAACTGGCTCATCCCCTTCGTGGACATCTGGACAAGATGTAATCATCACTTTTGTTCGCACTGGCGACAAGGGAGATACTGGCGCAACCGGACCTTCGGGCGTCAGTGGTGTCTCTGGTGTTAGTGGGGTTTCAGGAGTAAGCGGAGTCTCTGGCGATACTGGTGCTACTGGACCAAGCGGAGTATCGGGTGTTTCTGGAGTCAGCGGTGTTGTTGGTCCTTCTGGTCCACAAGGTGCTAGTGGTGTTTCTGGGGTTAGCGGTGCCACAGGACCGTCTGGCGTCTCAGGGGTAAGCGGTGTTTCGGGTGTGAGTGGTGCAATTGGAGATACTGGCCCAACTGGCCCACAAGGCGTTTCTGGTGTTTCTGGCGTCTCTGGCGTCAGTGGAGTTTCTGGCGTTAGTGGCACAACTGGTGCTACTGGACCCAACGGTCCGATAGACGACCTTAGTGATGTATCTGCTGCTACTCCAGTGCAAAATCAACCACTCATTTGGGATGGCACCAACTGGCAGTCTGGACCATTTAACCAGTACCTTCGCTTAGGTGAAGCAGGTGTTAGTGACTATGTGGACTTGAGTCCTAGTTCTCTGATTTTTCATCCAACGGATGGGCGCTTTGGTTCATTTGACACAAATGGTGTTGGGGTAAACAATGGGGCTGGTTCAAACGCGGAACTAACCTATGGCTATGTCAACAGCCTAGATGCTGATAACTTTTTTGAATTAAACTACGATGGAGTAGAGTGGGCTAATTACGTTACCAATGAAAGCGTAAGTATAAGACCATTTGGTGCAACCGCTGGTCAAGTTCTTGCCTACAACGATGCGACAGATACTTTTGAACCAACAAGTCAAGTGTCTGGTTTCCGCAACTTAATCATTAACGGCGATATGCGCATTTCTCAACGAGGCACCACTGCCGTCAACAGTGGTTTTGCTAATAACGTGTTTGGATTGGACCGTTGGGCAACATACAGTTCACTTAATGCTAAATTAAGCATGATTCAATCAACAGTTGCACCAGGTGAATTTGCATATTCAACTTTACTAACATCTTTAGCAGCAACCACCCCTAGCAGTGATGCCTACTACGGTTTACGTCACTTTATGGAAGGTTTAAACACCGCTTATTTGGGATGGGGGACTGCTAGTGCAAAAACGGTAACTCTTTCTTTCTGGGTTCGCTCAAGTATTGCTGGGACATATACAGTATCCATCAAGAACCCTGCCTCTTCAAGAATGTATACCGCTACTTACACTATTACGACTGCCAACACTTGGGAAAAAGAAATTATAACAATCCCTGGAGAAACAAGTGGTTCATGGAGCACCAACAACACTGAAAGTTTAAGTCTTTGGTTTGATTTAGGCTCAGGGGCAGATGCTGTCGGTGCTGTTAATTCTTGGAAAACTTCTTTTACGCCTAAAACTTCTGGCGGTGTTAACTGGATTAGTACCAACGGTGCAACTTTTTATTTGACTGGTGTACAGCTAGAAGCAAACACACAGCCAACCCCATTTGAACAACGACCATACGGTGTAGAACTAGCCCTATGCCAACGGTATTTTCATGTAATCCCAGCAGGAAACATAAAAGCAGTTAATCAATATTGGAATGTCGGTTTAAGTGGTGGGAATCTTCTGATAAGTCATTCTTTTCCAGTAACAATGAGAGTAGACCCAACTGCTTATACTTCAGCAGGAAGCGGTAGTCACTCGTTTGATTTCTATCAATACAGTGCAGGTTCTAATATTTCCAGAGTGCTGGTTTACCAATCAGGACAGTCAACTACCACTGTAGGTTTTAAAACATTGGCATACTCGTCTGATAACAATACTGGTAATCAGTTGCCAGTGGGTTACACAATGGGTATTTTGAATACAGCAGTATGGGTAAGTGCGGAGTTGTGATGGAACTAAGTCATTATAATTTTCAGATAGATGACAACGGAGTTGTTTACTATGACTCAGGAATTGTTATCCCCGATGGAAACCCTCTACACGAGGCGTATCTTGCGTGGGTTGCTGAAGGTAACACCACTGAAGAATGGAACCCTGAATAATGCCTACAATAGACTTTCCTACATCCCCGACGAACGGGCAAGTATTCACCAATGGCGATAAAACATGGGTTTATTCAACAACGGTTGGTGCATGGAACCTGCAAGCCCAAACCGCGGTAGGTCCGTCTGGTCCTATAGGTCCAACAGGGGTTTCTATTGCTAATATTGATGGGGGCTTCCCGTCCACCAATTACGGTGGCATTACTTCGCTTGATTCAGGAGGTGTTTGATGGCTATTCAGATTCAATTTAGACGTGGCACCGCCGCAGAGTGGACGGCTGCAAACCCAACGCTTGCTGTAGGTGAACTCGGCGCAGAAACCGATACAGGTAAATTCAAGGTAGGTACCGGTACAACTGCTTGGACTTCTCTTGCCTACAGTTCTGGACCTCAAGGTGTCAGTGGTGTTTCCGGAGTCAGTGGAGTTTCTGGAGTTTCTGGCGTCAGCGGTGTTATTGGTGCTACTGGTCCACAAGGTGTAAGCGGAGTCAGTGGTGTAAGTGGTGTCATAGGTGCAACGGGAGCGACTGGTCCTACGGGAATTCAAGGCGTTTCTGGAGTTTCCGGAGTATCTGGTGTTTCGGGCGTTTCTGGAGTATCGGGTGTCAGTGGAGTAATCGGAGCAACGGGCGTTTCTGGAGTTTCAGGGGTGTCGGGTGTTTCTGGTGTCTCTGGAGTTAGTGGCGTATCGGGCGTAAGCGGAGTTTCTGGTGTTCCTGGAGCACAAAACGCTCACGCATCTGTCGTAACAGTTCAAGACACGCAAGACGCAAGTACTTACTTTGCTGGAACTGCAGATGCAAGTGAAGGCTTTGGTATTGGTGCCTACATTGAAGCAAATGCTAATGGTGCTATTTCTACAGTCGGCGGAGCAACAATCATTGTTGGTGACCGTGTTCTTTTTTCGGGAAGAACAAATAAAGTTGAAAACGGTATTTACACCGTAACCAGTCTCGGTTCGGCGGGTTCTAAATTTAAGTTCACTCGCGCAACTGACTTTGATAACAGTATTGCTGGCGAAGTTGAAAACGGAGACTTTACTCTTGTTGCTCAAGGTGACCATGCAGGTCAAACGTTCATTCAAACGAATTACGGAACTGCTGCTGGCGGTGCTATTAAAATCGGCACAGACCTAATTGAGTTCGCAGAAACCGGCGGTATCGGACCAGTGGGTCCGACAGGTCCTCAAGGCGTATCGGGCGTAAGCGGTGTTAGCGGAATTTCAGGAGTCTCAGGAGTCTCTGGAGTATCTGGTGTTAGCGGTGTTTCGGGCGTGAGTGGCACGACAGGTGCGACTGGTCCAACAGGACCAACAGGACCAACGGGCGTAACAGGACCAACAGGACCTATAGGAATTACAAGTTCTGCAACTGCACCAGTATCACCAACTGCTGGTCAAGTTTGGTTTGACACAACTACCGGTTCTTCGTACATCTACTACAACTCTGCTTGGGTTGAACTAGGTGGCGGTGCAATGTCGCCACTACCAGTTACTTCGTCTACTCGTCCATCTGCACCGTGGGAAGGTCAGACGATTTATGAGACTGACACAGACCTTCTCTATTTATACAGTGGCTCAGCGTGGGTTGAGGTTGTTTCTGCGCTAACCAAGGCACCACGAGGTGTTGTGGCTTTAGCCAACATTACAAGCAACATAACAAGTAATGGCAGTACTGAAGTAACACGGGCTAGCGTCACATGGACTGCGGTTGCAAATCGTTACTACAAAATAACATGGGTAGAGGGAAAAGTAGATAACGGCGTAAATGCGTCAGTAAACAACCATTACCTAAGAACCGCTACTACTAGCGGAACAATTATTGCAAATACATTAATTTATTACCCTTCCGCAAGCCTTCAACAGGGCAGCGTTTGTAGTTGTGTTACAACTTTTGCAGCAGGTACGCAAACTGTATTTGCTCGTGTGGTGTCCAATGCAGCCACAAACACAACATGGAAAGCGTCAGCAACAGAACCTGCGTATTTACTGGTTGAAGATATTGGTGGTGTTTAATGTCAGCGATTACTTTTCCTGCTTCTCCGTATCAATATCAGATTTTTACTATTGGCCCTAAGAGTTGGCAATGGGACGGTTATGTATGGAACGCTTACTTCAACGAAAGCGTTGACTCCATCTACGGAACAGGTGCTGACGGTGATGCCACCTTAGACGGAACAACAACAGTCTTAAGCATGGTTCCATCTGCGAGCGTTTACTCCATGACGCGAGATATGTATTTTAACGATTTGACATTGGGCAACAGCGTTCGTCTGGCCCCTAACGGTTACAGAATCTTTGTTAAGGGAACCTTACGTTTTGGTACAAGTTCTATTGTTGGCTTTACGACTGGATACGCATCTTTGGGTTCAATCATGCAAGGTGGAGCAGCAACTACGTCAGTGACACACAGTCTTGGCGGTAACGCAACTGCAACCTATACAGCCACTGCGCCTCATGCAACAATGGGTGGACTTGGTTACTTCAAACAACCAATGCAGGCAATCACTGGATACACCATAACGGCAACAGGAGGACCTATGTTCCTTCGTGGAGGCGCTGGTAGTACTGGACAGGCAGGTGGCGGAGTTGTCATCCTTGCTGCTCGTTACATCAGCGGTCCATCATCTGGAACTGGATATATTCAAGCACCAGCAACTGCACCCGCTGGTGGTGGCGTCATACTCATAGTCTCTTCCGCAAGCGCACTCCCTGGTACTATCTCAACAGATGTAACCGGAGCAAACGCTGGAACTGTAAATTACATTCAGCAGGTCTAACTATGGCAATTTCAAGAATTGAGAACATTGTTGTTCGTTCAGGAAATGACGCTGTTTACGGAACAGGCACCGATGGCGATGTGACCATCAGCGGAACCGTAACCCTTACTAGGGACATGTACTACAACACACTGACCGTTCCTTTAGGAAACATTCTTCTTACTTCGGGTTTTAAAGTGTTCGTCAAAGGCGCTGCAATCATCAACGGTGTTGTCGGTATTGGTGACGTCACTGGCAATACTGCTGGCTCCAGCAATGGAACAATCGCCAGTACTGCCTCTGCTGTTTTAACAGGAACGCTTTCTGGTCATACTTCTGGTGCTATTACCTACCGACTGGGTGGACAAGGCGGAGGAAACACCAACCCAAACGTCAGTGCTCTTCCTACGTACCTTCTTAAAAGCGTCACTTCAATGCTTGGTGGCGCAATTATTGACGCTGTTTACGGCCCTACACCTATTGCGTTAGCAGGAGGTTCTAGTGGAACTACAGGTGCTTCGGGTGTTGCGGGTTCTTCAGGAGCAACCGGAGCAACAGGGGCAACAGGAATTGCTGGAGCCACAGGACTTACAGGAGCCACAGGAATCGCAGGAGCAGTAGGAGCAACAGGGGTTGCAGGAACCGCAGGCGGACATCCTAGTGACGGATTAACGGTAGGCGCGGCTGGTGGCAGAGGAGCATCTGGCGCAAGCGGCGCTTCTGGAGCACGGGGAGCATCTGGCGCAAGCGGCGCTTCTGGAGCACGAGGAGCAAGCGGAGCACAGGGAGCATCTGGCGTCCTTGGTGCAGGCGGTGTTGGTGGAGTTGGCGGAATGGGTGGACCGGTAGTCGCTATTATTGCCAAGAATATTTCGGGAACCGGAACAGTTATGTCTCTTGCCATGATTGGTGCTGTTGGTGCTACTGGCGTTGCGGGCGCTTCGGGTGCTTCAGGCGCTTCTGGAACCACGGGCGCAACAGGAACCACGGGAGCCACGGGAACCACGGGTGCAACCGGAGTTACTGGTGCTGCCGGAACAAAAGCCCCCGACTACACGGTTACTCCCCATTCGGCTACTCCAACTCATATAAACAATGGCCACCATGGGACTCCGTATCATACGAACAATGGCCATGTTGCAAGTGGTCACCATGTTCCCAATGGTCACCATCACACCCCTGGTGGACACCATACGGTTCACCATACGACTCATCACCACGTAAACCATACGCATACAGTAAACCCACACCACCATTGCTGCGACTCGCACGACCCTAAGAATGGTTATTATGCAGGTCACACGGTTAATGGTGGACACCACCATGTGGGGCATCACCATACTGCCGGTGGTCATACGGGTCACCACGTACACCCACACCACACAACACATCCACATACAAATGTGCACACAAATCCTCATCACCAGCAGCACGTAAACCCTCATTCCCCTTCTCATGCAACCCATGTCGCCAATGCAACTGTTCATTATGTTGGAGGGGCTGGAGGGGCTGGAGGTGCTGGAGGTGCTGGGGGCGCAGGAGGGGCAGGGGGCGCAGGAGGCGCTGGAGGCGCTGGAGGCACAGGCGGTGCAGGAGGCGCTGGAACTACAGGCGCAAGCGGAGTAAGAGGCGGAGCAGGTGGTGGTGGTGCTATTCTTATCTTGACAGAAACTACACCGTCTGGATTGTCCTACGATGTGCGCTCTGGCACCACAGCAGCATCCGACACTCATACGGCTTCTTCTGGAACCACTTATATCCTTCTTAACGCTTAACAAAACGGAGAAATCATGGAATTCAACTTAACTACAGAGCAAAAAATCAAATCACTGGGCGACACCAAGAAGCATATGCTGAACGAGGTGTATGGACTCCTTGTAGGACTAGGGATTGACCCTGACGAATTTGACGCAACGACATGGGTTCCCGCAGAACCACCAACAGGCAATGAAGCACGAGTAACGTCATTGTTGACAAACATCGCACGTGCAGATGCAAAAATTGCTGCACTGTCTTAAAAGGTAAAAAATGAGCGACATTTCGCTGATAGAAATAGCAAACTATAAGTGCTATTACGGCATTGACGGCACGGCTGATTTCAAGTTGTACACCCCAACGCCTAGTGGAAACATTGAATATACGGAATATGACACGTTTACTTCGGATGGAAAGACGATTATTGCCTTTAAAGAACTAGACCCTTACTCTGGTGATTTTAACTATGTTCTTGTCCGTAATAACCAAGAGTCAATCATTGACGCTATTTGCTATGACGACATCTTAGAGCACTTTGTTAAAGACTCCATCAAAGAAGAAGACATGTATTGCGTGATGTCTTCCAAGGTAATGACACCTGCTACGGCCAGTAAAGACGCCGTAGATTTTATGGACCGTTGTGACGCAGGAAAATATGGACCCGTTCAGTTTCCCTTAGAAGATGGGGTGCGCCCTACAGTGACAGACACTGTTTTGTTTCAACACATTAGTAAAGTAACAGTAATGCTTGGTGCTGCCGGTGTTGCTCATGTTGTATATGGTTTCATACCCGGTGTTAATGATTCCTTTAGGGATTGGCCTGCTGTAACTGCTGTTACAAAAACCCCTATGGGTCTAATGAAACTCATTATTGAATGGGCATCCCTAACAGAGAGTCCATTTGATAGCGATAATGAAGTTTCTTTAGCATGTAAAAATTATATTGAAACTCTTCAGATACCAGAAAACGTGCTAAACGAGATATCTGAATATCAGGAAGATATGCCTGTTTACAGATACTTTCAAAATCAAGAAAATACGCGACATGGTTTTACGGAGCAGGCCAGCGTCGGCCCCTTATTTTTGAACTGGGTAAAGAGTACTCACCGATACAGAACACTAAATGCTTTGGTGCACAACCATCCTTCTCCGCCCGTTGTGCCAGAAGAAATACTTTCCTCGGAACGACAACACATTGAATCAAAAATATACGAAATATGCATTAAGTATGGTATAGAGTCGTCTTTGTCTCCACTAGAAATATTGGAGCAAATTCCGCCCTTCACTGACTTGACGCTAAGTCAGTGGATTCTTGAAGTTAACTACATCAAGTCTTACATAGCATATTCTTAGGTAAAAATGAATAACAATTTATCATTCTGCATTGTCGGTTCAGGAACTGCCGGATTGGTTTCTGCCTTATTGCTTCGGAGAGCATTTGTTAATTCTGAAATTACAATAATCTCTTCTTCCAAAATAGGAATTATTGGCGTTGGTGAAGGCTCTACAGAACACTGGCGTGAGTTCATGAACGACTGCGACATTCCAACTGGTGAACTTATTGAGAACACGAGCGCAACCCATAAGTATGGTCTCCGTTTTGAAAACTGGACAACTCATACCCCTGACTATTTTCACAGCATTGGTGGAGTGGACGAAATATTTGCGCATGGTTTGTTTGCTACCTATGCTGGGTTTGTTGACTCCAATAAACTAATTACTTCTCAGACGGGGAGTGCGGGTCTTGTGCAGAACAAAATTGGTAGACGAAACATCCACAAGACAACAAATCAGTTTCATTTTGATACAAATAAACTAAACGACTATTTAACAGGACTATGTTTTGCGAGAATGATTAAATTCATTGATGCAGAAGTTAACTCAATAGAACTTGATTCAGAAACTGGAGAAATATCTTCAGTAACAACAGAACAGCAAGCAGTTGTTTCTGCTGATTTTTGGATTGATGCCAGTGGTTTTTCCAGAGTTCTTATGACAAAACTAGGAAACACTGAATGGGAGTCTTTTTCCCCGTATCTTCTTTGTGATTCAGCAATTGCTTTCCCAACAGAGTCTGACCCTAATGGACAGATTCGCCCATACACCCGAGCCAGGGCAGCATCTTCTGGGTGGATGTTTGAAATACCAACGCAAGAACGTCGTGGTAACGGTTACATCTTCTCTTCTTCTCACATATCTGTAGATAAGGCTATTGAAGAAGCGCAAGCGATGACTGGATATAAGGTCCCAGAAAATCCTAAAACTTTTAAATACGATGCAGGTTTCTTAAAAAACCAGTGGGTGAAAAACTGTGTCTCTGTAGGCCTTGCTTCCTCGTTTGTTGAACCCCTGGAAGCCACCAGTATCGGCAGTACTTTAATTCAATTAAAAATGCTTATTCAGAACGTCGCTTCATATACTAAAAAATCATCAAAAATGCAGATTGCGTACAATAAAACGATTACTGAAACAATGCGTAATATACTGACAATGATTAGGTTGCATTACGTTTCCGATAGGCGAGACTCACAATTTTGGATTGACCAATCTGAGATGCCTCTTAATGATGAACTTCAAGAACTAATTGATTTATGGTCTGAAAAAGTTCCATCCAGGTATGACCATTACCAAGAGATAAACCTAATGTTTCATGTACCTCATTTAGTTCACGTTATGCAAGGCCAAGGGCTTTTACCAAAAGAACCATCTTCGCTTGCCCTTGATAGACTAAACCTGCGACAAAAAGTCAATTTGGAAATGGACAACTTTAGGAACTCCAGGCACAATCACGAGTTGGTTGACCATAAAGATGGATTGTTAGAAATTCAAAACTTAGACGAGGAATACGAGCAGTGAAAAAGAAAAAGTCGGTCAAACCAGGACATATCAGAGTAACGCCAGAAGATAACCGCTTAATGGAGATGCCTCCATATTTAAACTCGCAATTATCAATGCCTAAATGGTACAAGACAATGCCTAGTGGTGCTGGTTTGAAAAAGTGTGCAGGCGTTAATGACTACCTAGCAGCGGGAATGACTGTTCCTCTTTGGAGCAATCTGTATTTCAGGCCAAACCCAGAAAATGGATTCTGGGAATCACGCATTGAAAATATGAGCCCACCACTTGAAAATATTGGGGTACAGGGTTTCTCTGTTCAAGACACGCCTGGATGCCCTGTTGTCGGAGTTCGCAAACTTGAAAATATGCAATATCCAAAAATTGTAACTCCGTGGCGTTTTGAGACTGCACCTGGGTGGTCTTCTTTGATACTTCCCATTTCGTGGGAGCCAAGTCAGAACTATGATGTTTTGCCGGCAATTGTTCATACTGATTTTTATCATGTAACCAATATTGTTTTAAACATAAAAGCCAACACGGACTTTATGATTCCATACGGAACACCAATGATGCAGGTAGTTCCGTTTAAACGAAGCACTAATCTTTCATCCATTGAGTTTGAAGACGAATCTTATTTTAAGTATGTTGCGAGTAGTGGCTTTGGTTCCGGATACATCATGCCGTCACTAGGCACCGCAGGACCGTATAGACGCCACAAGCATAAAGTTGATATTGAACTAGCCAAAAAAGAAAAATAATGCAAGTACTCCACCCTTCATTATGGGTTTATGACAAATTGTTGAAAGAACCTCAAATCATTATTGACTCTATAGAAAAAGCAATAGACGATGACGTTTCTTTAAATTGGGAATATGCCAGTACGTATGAAGACAGAAACGAACCGAGCATTCAAAACCTTTACCGAAGCAACAAGAGCCTGCCATTGGCAAGCACTATTATGGTCCGTGACGACATACAAAAACTTGATGAATATATTTTTAACGCAGTAACTGGGGCTACTTCAGAATATGCCGACCATCATAATTTAGGCGGTTTGTTTGATGAAGGGTATTTTGTTTTAAAATACGAAAAGGGAACAGAATATAAGCAGCACTTTGATTGCGGTGGTGCTCATAAAAACAGAGTGCTATCTATGATTGCTTTTTTAAATGACGATTTTGAAGGAGGAAAACTAGAGTTCCCAACTTTGGGAATAACATACGAGCCATCTGCTGGCGATGTTGTTTTTTTCCCTTCTTGTTATTCATTCCCGCATATCGTCCACCCCGTAAGTGAAGGTGTTAGGTACTCTCTTGTGACATGGCTCTCTTATGAGTAAGACAAGAGATTTTCTTTTAGACAACTATGTTCACGTACCTGATTTTGTAGACGCCTCGGTTGTCTCTCTTGTGTCAAAATATGCACTCTTAAAAGAAGCGTATTCTTTTAGCCCGGACACAGCACAGGTAATTAACGCCCATGCCGTTTATGCGGACTTCCTAATGGAGTCTCTGCTTCTTGATTACAAAGAAAAAGTGGAAGAAGTCACGGGGTTGTCACTAATCCCTACATACTCTTTTTACAGGGTCTACAGGCGTGGTCAGGAACTGGCCCCACATATAGACAGACCTGCTTGCGAAATCTCTGTAAGTGTCTGCTACGAATACAACTATCGCCGCAAGGATTATGAATGGCCTCTCGTCATGGGAGATACTCCAGTCGTAATGAAACCGGGTGACGGCGCTATCTACAGGGGGATGGACGTCAACCACTTCCGACCCGTATTCAACGTCCCCCAAGATTCCTACCATATTCAAGGTTTCTATCATTACGTAGACGCCAATGGTCCCTGGACTAGCCATGCGTACGACAAAAAGGAAAACTCTCATTTAAATCTTTTAGGGTATTAAAGATGAGTCACAGCAGGCGAGTAGATAACCACTACCTTCCAAACACTAAAGAAGGAAACGACAAGTTCTGTTGGTGGTTGCATTGGTTTGGCGGTCACGACCAATTTATAATTTTAATACATTTAATTAATTTAGAGAAACAATACAAAAAAAATGCTAAACAAAGTAATACAAGCAACGAAGACGATGTCTCACAAGGGGTATTGGACTAAACCAAACATCGTAGAGGCTTGGGGGTTTTCTACCAAAATTGCCATCATCTTCCCTGGCCTGCTTCTTGGCTACCAGTGGTGGTGGGTTTACATCTTCGCCATCGCTTCAAGCATCGCCCTCATTTGGTCATCTACCGAAAAGACGCTTCCAACAATTATTCTCTTCAATGTGGCTTGGGTTATCCTGGCGAGTCTTTCAATCATTAAGCACTTCTGGTGGGTTTAGAATAAATTTTTATGCTGCCTAATATGCTCGTAGTTCAATGCAGGGGAAATCAGTTTCTTATCTTTGATAAGCCCGACGTAATCAGTGACGGACTTCGGTCAGGTGCTGGTCATGACGCATGGCTGGAATATTATTCAACAATCCTGGTTGGAGACAACAAGGACGGAGTAATCCTAGATATCGGCAGCAATGTCGGAACTTATGTTGTTCCTTTGGCTAAACAATTCCCCGGTATTGAGTTCTACGGTTTTGAACCACAGAGGATAGTTTTCTATCAGTTGTGCGCCAACCTTGTCCTGAATGGATTAGAGAACGTTTACCCCATCAATAAAGGACTCGGAGATGCCGCGTTCGAAATAGAGATGTCAACTCCTGATTATTCCGTTGAAGTAAATATTGGCGCTTTCAGTCTGGATGCTGGCGTTCACGAGAACAACAATCAGTGCGCCAGTCAGGGCAAGATGGAAAAGATACAGATTGACCGACTGGATAATTACGAATTTCAGAACATCAGACTCATCAAGATAGACGTTGAGGGTCTTGAGTTTGCAGTCATCAAGGGCGGCCTAGAAACCCTCAAGGCAAACAACTACCCACCTATCATCTTTGAGACGTGGAGCATTATGGACTGGTATCAAGAACGACGCAAGGAGATTATTTCCTATGTTGAGTCTCTTGGCTACGACATCACCTCAATTGGGGACAACTGCATCGCACAGCACACAAGCCGAAAAGTCATTCAGTGGGCCAGAACCCAATAGAAACGTAGTGTAAAATAGGGGCATATGGCTATTGATTTTCCAAACTCCCCCTCACCAGGAGCATTGTTTACGGCCAACTCCAAGACGTGGACATTCACTGGAGGCAAATGGGTTCTTAACGTCAGCACGGTCGGCGTGGTTGGTCCAACTGGGCCAACCGGATTAACTGGGGCAACCGGACCTGCGGGCGGTCCAACCGGAGCAACCGGGCCAACTGGACCAACCGGTATTGGCGCAAGCGGTCCAAGCGGGCCAAGCGGAGTTTCGGGGGTAAGTGGGGTTTCGGGGGTTAGTGGTGTTTCTGGTGTTTCTGGTGTAATTGGTGCGACTGGTCCAAGCGGCGCAACTGGACTAACGGGCGCTACGGGCCCAGCTGGTGGGCCGACTGGCCCGTCTGGCCCGACTGGAGCAACAGGGGTTGCGGGTGTTGTCATTCAGGGAACAGCTCCTACGGTTTTCGACGTTCTTTGGGCGGATACTTCAGTTGCTGGAGTGGCTGTAGTTCCTGCCGGTGGAACAACGGGTCAAATGCTGGCGAAGTCTTCGTCTGTTAGTTACGACACGGCATGGGCTACGCCGGTCACTTCTTCTGATTTAGCACTAAAAGCCAACCTTGCAGGTCCCACTACTTTTACAGGAACCGTAACTCTTCCAACTGGAACCGTTGCCACAACTCAGAGCGCCGGGAACAACACAACTGCCGTTGCAACCACAGCGTTTGTAACTCAAGCGATACCTACGGGAGTAATAAATCCATACGCAGGTTCTACGGCACCAACAGGTTGGTTGCTTTGCTACGGACAAGCGGTATCTAGAACAACTTATGCTGCATTGTTCGCTGTTCTTTCAACTACCTACAATACTGGTGTCGTAGCAGGAACGGATTTCTGTCTCCCTGACCTTCGTGGTCGTACGGTTGCTGGTATTGACAACATGGGCGGCGTGGATGCCAACCTTTTGAGTATTGCAAATACACCAGGAACAACGACTGGTGCTGAAACAGTTACTTTGACTTCTGCACAATCAGGAGTTCCTACTCACTCTCATGCCAACACATTGACGGGTACGACAACTTTTGCTTCTAGCGGACACGCTCACGGTGCGGGTAGTCTGACCGCTGCTATTGGTGCTACTAATAACAACCCAAACAGAATCGGCTATATTGCAGGAACAGTAACTGGTCCAGGGACAGCAACATACTCAATTGAGGCCGGTGGTCTATTGACCGGTACGGGAAACTTTAACCACTACACGCCTGTGTACGGCGATACGGGTGGCCCCAACGCGACAGGGACTGTTGGTATCACAAATGTTGATAATACCGCCGCAAATGCTTCATCGGCTCATAACAACATGCAGCCTACAATGGTTCTTAACTACATTATAAAGTCTTAGAAAGAATTGTAAATGACAGTTTTAAAACAATACGATAGCGGTAGTTCACAGTGGGTTCCGATTGTAACTGGTGTCTCTGGCGTCTCGGGTGTTTCGGGCGTTTCTGGAGTCTCCGGTGTTAGTGGTGTAAGTGGAGTATCTGGGGTTAGTGGAGTTTCTGGAGTTAGTGGCGTAAGTGGAGTTAGTGGTGTTAGTGGTACAACTGGACCAACCGGAGCAACTGGACCAACTGGCACTGTAAACATGAATAACCCAACTTTTACCGGAACCGTAGTCGCTCCGACTCTTTCCTCTACTTCTATTTCTTCTACCAATTATTCGCAAGGAGGAAACGCGGGAAACATTGTTCGTTCTGCTGCTGTTACTGTTCCCTTTAACACCTCAAACCAATTACATCTAGTAAACATGCCTTCAGGGTGCAGTGTCTACAACCTCATAAATGTTCACCCCACTACTGGCGTTAATAACACCGTAACAATTACAGAAGTGCGTTATGGAGACTGGAGTGGAGTCCAGACCCCTTATCAAATAGGACTCACAGGGTATCTCGGCAACGGCGTCCACACCGAAGTAACCTATGTAACTTTCTACTGGTTGGCATAATGAGTTTGTTTAAAATAATAACTAGTGGTGGAATTCAAAAGGTAACAAAAGAAGGTGGTTCAGAGGTGGGTTGGCTTGATGCGGAATATAGAGAATGGCTGGACCAGGGTAATATGCCAGATATTGTTAACGAAGAAAAACCATCAGAGGAATAATCCTAAACAAGAACGGCAATTCCGGCGTTTTCTCATTGTATTTCATGTGATTCCCCTTAACTGGTTCAGGGTATAATTGCAAGCATGGCTATTGATTTTCCCAACTCACCCTCGCCCGGTGCTAACCACACCGTAAACGGAAAAACGTGGACATACACGGACGGTAAATGGGCGCTCAATGTCGACTCTTTGGGTGTCGTTGGACCAACGGGACCGACAGGACCTCAAGGTGTTTCGGGCGTAAGTGGTATCGCCTCCACAGTTTCTGGCCCACAAGGCGCTTCTGGCGTATCGGGAGTTAGTGGCGTAAGTGGACCTTCTGGGGTCAGTGGCGTAAGCGGCGTGTCGGGGGTTTCGGGCGTAAGTGGAGTATCGGGCGTTTCGGGAGTGAGCGGTGTTTCGGGCGTAAGCGGTGTTTCGGGCGTAAGCGGACCTGCAACCACTACAAATATTGTTTTAACTTCCCCTCTTGAAGTGATAACCAACACGGCTACGGCAGCAACAGGGACGGTTCATTTTGATGTCAAGACACAGGCGTTGTTGTACTACTCGGATGCCGCTACGGCGAACTGGACTTTAAACATCAGGGGCGACAACTCAACTTCCTTGAATACCGTCATGAGTACGGGTCAATCAATGACCATCGTGTTCATGGCCACGACAGGAGTGACGCCGTATCGTCAAACTGGTTTTACGATTGACGGCAATGCGGTAACGCCAAAATGGCAATTCGGCATAGTTCCTTCAGCAGGAAACGCCTCAAGTATTGATTTATATACGGTCACTTTAATCAAAACCGGCTCAGCAGCATTTACGGTTATAGAGTCGTTGACGCAGTTTAAATAACACTACTGCTAGTATTTTCGGCATGACAAAAACTGCTGATAGATTTTGGGACAAAGTAGATATCGGCTCTCGTGAGGAGTGCTGGGTTTGGAAAGCATCTGTCGGTTGGGGCGTGAGCGTTATGCAAGAAATAAAGTATGATGACAATGCCAAAACAAAAACAAGAGAATGGGGAAAAACTTGCGCTTCCACGTAGTTGGTTTACCACACGCTAATACGACCTTAGATTTCACGGCTTGCGCTTTTACTGAGAATGTTCGTAAATTTGCAATAATGATGAAATCCCTCAACCATGAGGTTTACCTCTATGGCGGGGAATTTACTGACGCACCCTGTGATGAGAACATCATGTGCATTTCCGAGCAGGAGCGCCTTGACTCCCTAGAGGGCAAGCATTATTCCCTTGCGTCTTTTGACTACGCCCTGCCTCACTGGGTGAAGTTCAACAACACGGCTATCGAGGAGATGGCTAAGCGAATCCAGCCCAAAGACTTCATTTGTGTAATCGGTGGACGGGCGCACAAAGTGATTGCTGATGCTTTCCCTCAAAACATGACCGTGGAGTTTGAAGTTGGGTACGGAGGAACTTTCGCGAAGTACAAGGTATTTGAGTCCTATGCCTGGATGCATGTTTGCTACGGAGCTGCGGCCGGCAACCCCAATGACGTAGACGGTCAGTTTTATGACGATGTAATCCCTGGCCATGTTGACATAAGGGACTTCCCATTCAGGGAGACGCCTGATGACTATTACCTCTTCATAGGACGCCTTATTGACCGAAAGGGCTATCAGGTGGCCGTAGACGTCTGTAGACACCTAGGAAAGCGTCTGGTGGTCGCTGGACAGGGAACTGTGCCCGATTACGGCGAGTACGTAGGGGTTGTTGGCACAGAGGAACGAGCCAAGCTAATGGGGGGCGCAATTGCATCATTTGTCCCAACTATTTACACCGAGCCATTTGGATTAGTCGTAGCTGAAGCCATGGCATGTGGGACGCCGGTAATCACTACAGATTGGGGCGCTTTCCCTGAAAATGTGATTCAGGGGGTTAACGGTTTTAGATGTCGTACCTTGCAGCAGTTTATTGACGCCGCGCAAGAAGCCCCAAAACTTGACCGTAAAGCCATCAGGGAATACGCAGTTAACCGTTTTGGTCTAGATACCAACGCTCTTCTGTATGAAAAATACTTCAACCGTTTGCTGACGCTTTGGGGTAAAGGCTTCTACGAACTTTCGTAGTCTTTAAATTACCACTTATTTACAGGGCACTCAGCGTGAGCCAGTTTTGTCTTTAAGTGCATGAAGCATCCACACTTAACACACTGTTTTGTTATTGCTAAAAAATGAGGGCATTCTTTGCATATCTCATAGCGCGCATCCGCTACGTCTTCTGCTGCGTATTCCGTATTGGGGTTAGCAAAGTCCAAAGGGGATACTTTGCCAGATTGTTGTCTTTCAGCGTTTTCGCGCTTCCATTTTTGCCAAGGTGTTTCCATGTGGTTACTCTACAGGAGATATGAAGTTCTGCCCATCCCAAGTATCCCCAATTTCAACAGATTCAACAATATGGAGAACTGGGTTAGATGAAAGAATTGCTTCCATCATTTCAAGATTTTCGCCATCTGCAAAAATGGGAAATGGGTATTTAAGCACGGCTTCACCGTCCACTTCAACAACTAAAAATTTTAGTATTACATTATCCATAAATTCTCCTTAAAGAAATTAACAAGGGTTTCCAAATACATCAGCACAAGGCTCACTGGAAGTAAGTGCGATTGAGTTTGTTCCAAGACACACCGTAACAGAGTAGAAAGCATTGCTGAAACCGCAAGCGCCACAGGTTGGGTTAGGGAACGCATAGTACGAACCAGGGGTGCCAGTGTAGGTGTAATCTATTCCGCCTTCGCTGAAGTCGCCGGTCTTGTTTGTTCTTGTGCCGCTGCAAGTCGAGCAAGCCGAGCAAGACCCAGCCGAACAGTCACCACATGTTCCAGCCGAACAATTGCCACAGGTTGAAGCGGTACATACGGAGTAGTCACCACAAGCAGAAGTGCTGTTTTCAGCATAGACATAACCAGATGCAGTGCTTCCGGCTGCAGGTCTTTCCCACCTGTAGCAAGTTCTAGTACTTGTTCCAAGAGTTGGTGCTCCTCTTGTTCCAATAGTGGATGCTCCTCTTGTTCCCGACGAGGCTGTTCTTGAAGCGGTGCCGCAGTCACAAGAGCACGCCTCGCAAGAGGCTGGAGCATTATTACAAGCCGCACAGGTTGGAGCAGGACAAGCCGCACAGGTTGGAGCAGGACACGCGGTAGGGTTCTGCTGAACCTGGCTAGTTTGAGCCCACGCCACCGTGTTGGCTGAAACGGTACTGAAACCGCTGGTTCCGTTTGCGTTCTCTGCTCGTACTTGAATTTTTTTAGTACCTGCACTGTATTGGTTTGATGTAGCGTAAGAAAGCGTTGAGCCGGCAGCAACAAACGTTTCACCACTGTATGCTCCGTTGTTGGTGCTTACCTTGTAGTAATACCCCGTAATCGCACGACCACCGGTAGCAGCACCGGTTAAAGCGCTCCACGTAATAGTGTCTCCGGCGTCTAGTGCATTGACGGTTGGGGTCGCAGGCGCACTAGGAACAGTGGAAGGTGTAGCATTAGCGGTTGCTGAGTATGCACCATCCCCGTTTGAGTTTACTCCCAGTACTTTAAAGTAACGAATATCACCGTTTGTTAGACCACTCACAGTATGGCTATTTGATGCTATGCCAGTTACTGTCACAACATTGTTTGCAAACGTTGAAGAAGACGAATGCTGGAGCGTGTAACTAAGTATTGCTGCGCCTCCGGTATCAGTACCTGTTAGAGCATTCCACGTAACAGTTACTTGTCCATTAACATGCGATGGAGAACTTGTAATAGTCGGCGCATTTGGAACAGTGGAAGGGATTACTGCCGTTGCAGCGTCTGATGCAGCTCCACCACCCAATGAGTTGACTGCTCTTATTTTTATTCCGTAAGAAGTTCCATTTGTCAAACCTGTTATGACTAGGGGTGAAGCAGTTGTTCCAGCTGAACGAGTTGTAAACGTGGCGTACGAGTCTGTGGAAAGAGCGTACTGATAAGTAGTGATTGGAAGTCCACCATCAAAACTGGGAGCAGTAAACGCTACAGATATCTCTCCGTTACCTTTTGTGGAGACAACAGAAGTTGGTGCGCCAGGTGTTGTTGCTGCACCAAAATAGCCCCTAGAAGCCTGACCTCTTCCACCAAGAAATGGCATTATGCAAACTTCGACTGACTAGCGAATACGGTAGGAGTTTCCATGTGATTACTCTACAGGAGGTACGAAGTTCTGTCCATCCCAGATATCCCCAATTTCAACAGAGTCAACAAGACGAAGAACTGGATTGGATGCAAGAACTGCTTCCATCATCTGAAGATTGTCGCCACCCTGAAAAACAGGGAATGGGTATTTAAGCACGGCTTCACCGTCAACTTCAACAACTAAAAATTTTATTGCTACATCAGACATAAATTCTCCTTACAGAAATTAACACGGGTCGCCCCATGCATTGTAACAAAGACCAGCATCGGTAAGCGTAATGGTATTTGTACCGTTGCAGACCGTAACAGAATAGTAGGCAGTGCCGAAGTCGCAACCACTTGAACAGTTCGGGTTAGGGAACGCATAGTAGGTACCGGGAGGACCTACATAGGTGTAGTCAATTCCGCCCTGACTGAAGTCGCCGGTCTTGGCTGCGCTTGTGTAAGACGCACAACTGGAGCAACTTACGCAACTTCCGCCAGAACATGCAGAATAAGCAGAGGTGCAGGCGGTTGTTCCATTTGAGTCGTAAATAGTTGACGCATCATTACCACTTCTTGTCCAGGTATAGCAGTCTCTGGTTTTTGTTTGAGTGCTATTTGTACCAGTACTTGAGCCGCAATCACATGCCGCACAAGAACATGAAACCGAAGGACACGAGGCAGTGTTGTCGGATGCTGCACCCAACGCCCAACCACCATACCCAACCGCGGAGATTTCGCTGTATGGACCAGGAATGTTAAGACTGTTAACTGCTGCTACTCTTACTTTTGTTACGGTTGTCGTGTAGCCGGGGTTGAAAGGTTGAGAAGTAGTAAGGCCGTTGGTTGTTGCTACTGCAGTTGCAAAAGTGGAACCATCGTTAGTTGTTGTCTGATAGACGTACCCAGTAATCGCACTTCCACCATTTGCGGTGGGCGCGGTCCAAGCCAACGTATCCGTAGTGCTAGCAGCCGTACCACGGGTCATGGTTCCTATCGTTGGTGCGGCAGGAACGATGTTCGTAACTACAACTGCAGATGGTGCTGATGTAGTGCCTAAACCATTTGGTATGTTCCTTGCCGTAACTTTAAACCTATAAGACTCTCCGTTAGTTAATCCAGTTACAGATATTGAGGTATTGGCATTTCCTGTGTCCGCAGTGAACTCTGTATAACTTGAATAAGGCGATAGAGCGTACTCAACCTTATAACCAGTTATGTCAGTAAAGTTTGGTCCAGTGTTTGCAGCGGCCGGAGCAGTCCATGTAACAGTTGATGATGTAACTCCATTTGGTGTTCCTTGAACATTGGTCGGCGTACCTGGAACAGTGGAAGGTGTGGCATTAGCAGTTCCCGAGTATAAACCAGTTCCAACACTATTGACTGCCGCCACTCGGAAGTAATAAGTGGTTCCGTTAGTTAAACCAGTTACGGTTGCCCCTGTTGAGGCATTAACACCGTCAGTAAATGTAGTAACGGCAGAAGCGAATGTTGCCGAAGTTGAATACTGAACAACATAATCTTTAATTGGGGAACCACCATTTCTGGCTGGAACAGTCCATGTAAGAACAGATTGTGTGCTTACATTTGAAGTTGCACTAAGACCAGTCGGTTCACTTGGGACAGTAACCATGCCCCCAATCATTCCTCCAATTACACCAGTCATTATGTAAGTCCGTTACCGCTGATTATCCACGATGTTGCGGTTATCTTTAATAGAGTTGCCATGCCAAATGCCGCAAGAGTTCTTGAGCCTGTACCACCAGTCATGCTTGTTCCAGGACCTGCAAGTAAACATGTGTCTGTTGTTGTTCCATCCATTGATAAAGTTAATGTTGCGCCAGAACCAGCAACAAAAACGATTGTTGTCCCAACTGGAAAAGCAACTTGAGGTGTATTACCAGTAGCATTTCCAGGAATGGTTATTGTGCGAGTTGCTGTTGAGTAGATGTGTTTTCCAGCATCGGCCGCAACTAGACGATAAGCACCTGTCGTGGTGGCGTTTTGTGGTAGCCCCATATAGCCAAAACCGCTAGTGCCAGTTGAGACTGTTCCAGCGGCAGGGTTTCCAGTAACATTTCCTGCAAGAGTAAGATTGTTATCAAGTTTTCCTGACGTAATTCCTAAGTCTTTAACTCTCAGTGTGTCTGAGTTGATTTCAATAGTTGAGCCATCAACGTTGACCGCAAGCGCAGTTCCAGCACCACCAGACAAGCCGCTTCCGGCTACTGCCGAAGCAAGTTTTGCTGATGTTATTCCTGCATCTTTAAGTCTCAGTGTGTCTGAGTTGATTTCAATCGTTGAATCATCAACATTGACTGCAAGTGCAGTTCCGGCACCACCTGACAGGCCGCTTCCGGCTACTCCAGCGTTTAGTTTGGCCGACGTTACTGCACCATCAGGGACAGTGAACTGTCCCGAGTCGACCCACGTTGAACCGTCGTAATATTGAATAGTTCGAATAGGGTTTCCGACCGTGCTACCTGCAGCTTCCAGTAGGAAGCAAATTCTTCCAGCAGTCAGCAGGGGCTTTCCATCACCGCCCGCCTGGGTTATCGGTATTCCGTTTCCGAATGCACTATTTCGTGCTGCTTCGTTGAGAAAAAGAGAAACGGACTGGTCCATTAAATATTGATTTATATCTGCCGCATAAGCTATTTCGCCAGATAAAAAAAGTTTTACTCCTGCGCCAGCCATTATTTTTCTCCTAAATTGCTCATAGATGAGTGTATCATTTTAACCAAACCTGAAATTGTCTAGTGCACCCAACGTTGGGTCGTCAAACGAAAAGAAAAATTCGTCAAACGTTTGCACAGTTATTGAATAGCCCATTGGTTTTGCCCAGTTAACCGATTGGGTCACCAGCGAGCTGACTTCTCCTTCTTCGGCGTCCGGCGTCTCGTTGGCAAGGGTTGCAACTCGGATTGCAAAGGGGTCGCCTAGATATCTCGGCAATACTGCTACCGACAAAGTGCTAGGGTTTCCGTCTTTTGTCTTTATCAGAACCTGTCGCGCTGCTTCTAGAATGGCATTCCTGCTTCCTGCAGCCGCTCCGTAATGCGAAGTACTTAATTGCCATTCAAGAAAATCTCTTTTGATTCTGGGATTGTCAAAAAACAGTGTTCCGTCAGTTTTTGAAATATTTTGTTTTATTAACGAACCATTAAACTGAGACAGCCACGGTATGTAGTCGGTGCGCACAGAGCGAGTCGAGACAAGCGAACTAGACGCCCAATATTCAGCTACCTGTGAAGGAGATTGAAGTTGTTGTTGTTCAACCCCGTACATCCTGTCGTGCTCATCTAACGTTTCCCCAGCTGCCGAGGTAAGGATGTCTAAAAGTCTGAAAAAAGGAAAAGATGGATATAACTGAGAAGAGTCAACTTCAAAGTAAAAATCCGGCAAGAACGTTCTTGCTCGGCCAACAAAACGATTTTTATAAAAACCTAACTCATGTATGAGGTGAGGAAGTGTTGCATAAATGTTTGCGCTACCCTGGCCTGAAATCGTAAACTTCATTGTTGCAGTGTGCGCATTTCCGTCGTCAGGAACAGAAGCCTGATTTGTATGAATTGCTGAATATTTACCACTATTTATGGACTGAACGTTAGGGTCGTATGAAGCAGAAGCAGAATCTATATAAAGAAGAGAAGAGATACTAATCGGGGAGTTGGCCTTCATTTTTATATTTGCCGAGATGGCTCGTCCATTGTCTGAAAGAGTAAGAGGAATGTTATTTAAAGTTAAAACAACGTCGTTCGAAGTACTCGGTGCCAACTGCATAACGTATCTAGTATTGACAACCGCTTCTGAGCTTGTTATAAAAAGAGTTGCGTTTGACGCGGTCCAGTCGTAAGAAAGAGAAGATATACCTACGTACTCACCCTGCTGTGAGGAGAATACCAATAGTGCGTTGTTGTCTGGTAAAAGATTAAAAGTGCTGGCCATTGCTACGTTCCAACGTTGATTGACGCATATGTAATATCAATATCATCAAGAGACAAAAGAGGAAGAGCGTTTTTGTATCTAAACAAAAGGTCCGTTCCATACTTTGGAAGCCACTGAGTGCCAGTCGGGGTCAGGGTTAAGGACTCAACGTAAACAACGCCAGGAATATTGCTAATCAAGGCAATTACTTGAGTTTGTCTTATTCTATCTGAACTTAAAGAAAAAGACTGTGGACTTAAATAGTCTACAATAATGTCCTCTATCGTTTCTATGAGGGCTGCTTGCTCGTATTCTTCGTTAAGTTTTATCGAGCCAGTAATTTCTAGTGTTGCGAATGCTGGGTCAATAACGTCTAAAACCAATCCACCTATAGACCTTTCCCTTAGAGCGGTAGCTAAGTTTCCTTTTTCAATATCGCTTAGTTCACTACCGTTTCCGTATGCAACAACGGCTACGTAACCAGTCACATCTTGACCAGCATATGCTGAACCTGTAACTACAGTGCTTGCCGAGTTTGCTATTTTTGCAAAACTAAAAGTCGTGTCGCTTCTACCAGTAATTGTGTATTCGCCATTAAAAGTTGCACTTACTGATGAGTTAAACACATCTAAGTCGACAACATCGCCAACTACGTAAAGATGAGGTGCTTCTGTTTCTATCGTTGCAAGAGTTCCATCTGCAAAAGTTTTAATTACTCCAGCCGGACGATATACCGTCAGGTTTTGATTTTTGTCTGCATCGGTGCTGTCATCCCCGTAGGTTAAGTCCAGTGTTTTTGCCCTAGATACAATAGCTGGGTAGTTTGTTAGTAGGTAGGCGTCAACTTGAGAAGGGGTTACCAGGACTGAACTGAGTGAACGAAGATACGTAGAAGCTTTTGATAGATAGTCTGCATCGGTGTCGTCATTTAAACCATTTGCAAAGTTTGCTGTAGTTGCAATCTCGGCTGCAATAATGTTTGTTCCAGAAGATATTATGCTTAATTCTATTCCTGCCACTAATGGAGGAATAATTCCGGGTTCTAGTGAACGGACCGTTACTACTGCCGACGGATAGGTGGTTACGCCCTCTGCAACTGCAGGAACCGTTGTGGCAGATATTGTCTGAAATGCGTACTGTTCAGATTCGTCTTCAAACGTAGAATCGTAAACAAATACGGTTCCAGCAGGAATGTTTCCACCTTCGTAAGAACCTATGGTTACCTCAACGTCTACTTCTGCGGGAATGGCTTCTTGACGCTGGTAGCCGAGAATTTGAACAATGCCCGCCATGAGCCTGTCTGGTAGTCTGTTGATTGCGTTTATGTTTAGCGCACTGACGTATGCAGCAGCCTGAAACATCGCGTCTTCAGGAGTTCCCGGACGTAGATTGAAGTCAGGCAAGGAAAGACGAGCAAGCTCTATGGAGTCTCTATAGATATCTCCAGGTTCCTTGTCAAATATTGATAGGTCTACGTATTCACTAAAATCTGCTGGCATGTTCTGTCCTTTAATCCGCTATTTCAAAAGCTACTGAAATTTTGGCCAACCCAGAGGACTGTTCGACGCCTGTTGTATCCATA